TACATAGGTTTGAACTTTTTCTTCTCCATTTACTGGAAGTTCACGACCGTCATCTAATTTTAGGATTAGCGGGCTTGTTTCTGACATAAATTTAGAAGAAGAATAATCTCTCCAGCTCTTAGTTTTACGTTTTACTACAAGTACCATGTCCTTTCCTTCCAACATTGAGTAAGGATTGATTTTCTTAATATTCATCAATTCTGCTTCTGGACTCAATTCTTGCTGGATCAAATTATCAATGTTGTAGCCAAAGCTATACACTTTAATTTTTCCTTCAAGCTGTGGAAACTGAGGGTCTTTCTTAATGTAAACAAGAGAGTAATAATTGTAAGCTCTCATGAAATTCTTTTGAATCTCTTTTACAATTTCTGGTTCTTCGTTTGCTAATTTACGAAGCTCTAGATCAAGAGTCCATAAGATTGAAGATTTTCCTAATGAAGAAGGGCAATCGATTGTAAATCTTTCACCAGTCAAAGGGTTTGTCATTCGAGCGTAGTACTTTTTGTACTTACTCTTAGCTGGATCCCCGATCCAAGGAATAAATCTGATTACTGAACGATAAACTCCATTTTGAGCTTGATCTGGTCCAGGATTGTAGAGGTTTTCATCTACTTTGCGTGCGGTGCCTGCTTTTGGCGCGGTAAAGTCGTCGGTGTTTAAATTGAATAAATCCATTGTTACTTTGGTTTTTTAAGTTTATTATAGATATTTTACCCAATAAACTGCCAAAGTTTTACTCGAATTTAATATTATGTTGGATTGCCCAGTTTTTCCAGGTGTTGAGAACAATATTGATTTGCTCCTGGGTAATAAATCCTAGTTCTAGGAATGGGGTTAAGTATTCAATTGCACATTCTTTAACTGTTTGGCCAGAGTGCTGAGCTTCTTCAGCGAGTCCTCTAACTTGTGCAGGTATTTCATCGCTTAAGATAAAATAGCGATAATCTGACTTTGCAGATTCTCTAGTAATTGGTCTAGGTATTTTAACTTTATGATCAGCTGAAAAATTTGGGCCTCGCTGAACAATATGTTCAAGTTCATGTCTAACTACATCAAGTAGTCTAGACTTTAATTTTTGTGAAGTTATTTGAGTTGGATCAACTGCAACTGAAATTTCAATTTCGGCCCCATCTTCTGAGTCTCCACCAAAGGAGTCCCCGTCTATTGCATGGCCAAATCTTTCAAATTTTAAAACTTCAGATGGAATATTCTTAAAATATAAATCTCTTGATCCAAATAGAGTTTCGGTAACTTTAATATTTACAGTTAATTCAAAATAAAGAGGCTTCGTATATTCTAAAGTAAAAGAACGATATCTTCCGATCTTTCCAGAATTTTTCTGAATTAATCGAAGGATATCGTCCGTTACATTTTGAGAAATTTCACTAAGCTCCATTATGCTAAAAATATTAAATTAATATCTTTTGTTGTTGGTTCTCCATCTTTTGTAAAATCTACATCAATTACAGTTTGAGGCTTTCCAAACTCATTTGCTTGAACTGCTGCTGTAAATTTCTTATGTGAATCTTTAATATCAACGTCCTTTCCATTTAAATAGTCTAATATATCTTGAGAAGAATCTTTTGCATTCTTTTCAATCCATTCTTTAACTCGGTCCATGTCTAAAACATATTCATTATATTGTTTAGTTGTCATGTCGCCAGGTTTATCGACTGATCCAATTGGATTAGATATTAAAATTGCTCTAATTTGAGACTTTTCACCCGGTGCTGCAGCTGGGGCTCCGGCTTCACCTGGAACAGGCATTGCTGCATCTGGTGCCATTGGATCGGCTTGTTCAGTTAACCAGGAAGTAAAGTTCTTAAGCATAATAATTGGTCTTTATTCTATTTATTAAGAAGAACAGGCAATACAATCGTCTGGATTATCAAGCGAACAAACTAGATCGCTTTGGATTTGTTCAGCAGATAGAGTTGACTGCTTTAGTGCAGCAGAGTCTACTCCAAGACCAGCAATAGCATCAACTGCAGATTCTGTTCTTAAATAATACATTCCAGTTTTAAGGCCCTTTCTCCAAGAATGGAAATGAGCAGAAGTTAATTTTGCAGCATTTGCGTCCTTAATAAAAAGGTTAAGCGATTGTGATTGACAAATAAATTTACCACGATCTGCTGACATATCAATTACTTCTCTTTGCTTTAATTCCCATACAGTTTTATAGATTTCTCTAATTTCAACTGGGATTTCTGCAATATTTTGAATTGACCCCTTTTCAGTAATAATTTTATTTTTTAAATTATCTGACCATAAATCTAATTCAACTAGGTCTCTTACTAGATGTTTGTTAACAATAACAAATTCTCCAGAAAGTGTTCTTCTAGTATACAAGTTTGAGGTAAATGCTTCAAACGCTTCATTATTACCCATGATTTGAGCGGTTGATGCAGTCGGCATTGGAGCTAACAATAAAGAATTACGAGCACCAGTTTTCATAACTTGTTTTCTAAGGGCTGACCAATCCCATCTGCCTGAAAGTTGAGAATCTTCGAAACCCCAAAGATTAAATTGGAATTTACCTTCACTTAATGGGCTTCCTTCAAATGATTCGTACGCTCCAAGTTTTTTAGAAAGATCAGCTGAAGCTTTCATTGAAGCAAAATAAATTGTTTCAAAAATATCTTCATTTAATTTCTTAGCTTCATCTGATGTAAAAGGTAAACCTAAAATTGCAAAAGTATCTGCCATTCCCTGAATACCGATTCCAATTGGACGATGCTTCATATTAGAAGCTTTAGTCTCTGGAGTTGGATAGAAATTAATATCAATTACTTTATTAAGATTTAAGGTAGTTTGATATGTAACATCGTATAGGGCTTGGTGATCATATTCTGCATGGGCTCTACGCTGTTTTAAAGATCTCTTTTCTGGAAACTTAATAAATTGATTAACTGCAATTGAAGCTAAGTTACAAACAGCCTGTTCGTCTTTGCTTGTGTATTCCATAATCTCAGTACATAAGTTAGAAGACTTAATTGTACCTAGATTTTTTTGGTTAGATTTCTCATTGGCCGCATCTTTATAAAGAATATAAGGTGTTCCGGTTTCAATTTGAGATTCTAATACTTTTTGCCAAAGAGCTCTTGCTTTTATTGTACGGCGACCTTTACCTTCACGTTCAAGTCTTTCGTAATTATCTCTAAATTCTTGACCATGCATTTCCCAAAGTTCAACACCAATTTCGGCCGGACAAAATAGAGTCCAATCTGCATCGGCTTCAACTCTTTCCATAAATAAATCTGGAGTCCATAGAGCTAAGAAAAGATCTCTAGCTCTGCGCTCTTCTTTACCATGGTTTTTACGAAGGTCTAACCAATCTTCAACGTCAGCGTGCCAAGGTTCAAGATAAATTGCAAATGAACCTTTGCGTTTTCCACCGCCTTGATCAACGTATCTAGCAGTTTCGTTAAATACTTTAAGCATTGGAACAATTCCATTAGAAGTACCATTGGTTCCTTTAATATAAGAACCGGTTGCTCTAACATTATGAATAGCTAATCCAATACCGCCTGCATTTTGTGAAATTGCAGCAACGTCAGATAGGGTTTTGTAAATTCCTTGAATAGAATCTTCCTGCATAGTTAATAAGAAACAAGAAGATAATTGAGGTCTTTTTGTTCCAGCATTAAATAGAGTAGGCGTAGCATGGGTCATTTTATGAGTAGATAATAGTTCGTATGTCTTTAGAACATTTTGAATATCATCTCCCCAAATACCAACTGCAACTCTCATGTACATATGTTGAGGAGCTTCAGCTGTCTGACCATTGATCTTAAGTAGGTAACTCTTTTCTAGAGTCTTAAATCCAAAGTAATCAAAATTAAAATCTCTATCATGTAAGATAGATTCATTTAAAATATCGGCGTGTTTGCGAACTGCTTTAATTACATCATCATTAATTAATCCAGCTGGAAGACCAGTTTTTGGATCAGTATATGAATATAAAGCCTCAATTACTTCTGAAAATTTCTTGCTAACTGTTTTGTGCAATCTGGTAATTGCAACTCTAGCTGCAAGATATGAATAATCTGGATGTACGTGATTTAAAGAAGCTGATGTTTCAGCTGCTAAATTATCCAGTTCAACTGTAGTAATTCCATCATAGATACCTGCTACAACTTTAGTTGCAACTTCTAGGGCATCTACGAAATCTAAATTTAAACCGTATGTTTGTTTTTTAATACGGTTGGTGATCTTATCTAGTTTTAGTGTCTCTAATGAGCCATCTCTTTTTGTAACCTTCATTTTTTTGTCTCTATTTTTTAAAAATCTTCATCGGTAGAAAAATCTTGCACAATTGCAGATTTTACGCCGGCCTTTTGGTATTCACCAACTCTTTTTTCAAAGAAGTTAGTTTTTCCTTTAAGTGCAATGTTAGTCATAAAGTCAAATGGATTTTGAACATTAAACTCTTTACTGCAACCTAAGTCAAGAAGCAATCTATCAGTAACAAATTCTAGATACTGCTTCATTAGATCAGCATTCATACCGATGAGTCTAACTGGAAGAGACTCAGTAATGAATTCTTTTTCGATTTCCAAAGCAGAAAGAATAATTTCTTTAATTTTTGCTTCAGAAACTTTATTTACAATATGATTATTATGTAAGTGTACGGCAAAGTCTGTATGCATACCTTCGTCTCTTGAAATAAGCTCGTTTGAGAAGCTTAGACCTGGCATAAGACCACGTTTCTTTAACCAAAAGATTGAACAAAAAGAACCAGAAAAGAAAATACCTTCAACTGCGGCAAATGCAATTAGGCGCTCTGCAAAAGAATCGCTCTTAATCCATTTTAGCGCCCATTGCGCTTTTTTCTTAACGGCATCGATTGTATCAATTGCGTTAAATAATTTTGCTTTTTCTTCTTCGTCATTAATATAAGTATCAATAAGAAGAGAATATGTTTCAGAATGGATATTCTCCATCAT